AAGATCGTGAAGTCGGGAATCGAAGTGCTGGACCAGATGGATTTAAGCGCGGTGTGATTTTCGATTCACCACGTAGTCAAAGCAATATTGCACGAACGGCAACATTTGATAGAGCGATGACACTGAGTGCGGTTTTTGCTTGCCATAAAATCTTGGCTGAAACTGTAGCCAGTTTGCCGATTGAAATGTTCACTTTCGATAAAAGCCGAAATCGTACACAAGTATTTGACCATGAGCTGATCAAGCTATTGCGAAATAAGCCCAATGATCATCAAACCTGTATCGAGTTCAAAGAAACGTTGATGCTGAATTTGATCAATGGAAATGCCTATGTCAGAAAATATTACTGGCATAAGGAATTAATCCAGCTTGAAGTCATAAACAATGGAGTGGTGACTCCAAAGTTAAATGATAAAGGAAAGGTTGAATATCACGTTTCATATTTCAATGGAAAAAAGGAAGTGCTGACGACTAAAGAAATTTGGCACATCAAATTATTTGGTAATGGTCTTGTGGGGATGTCGCCTTTAGCGTATGGAGCACGAACAATTGGGATTGGTCTTGCGACAGATGACAAAGTTGGCAAGATCATGGAAAACGGTGCAAAACCACATGGTTATTTGAGCACTGATCCAAAAGTCAGACTGAAAAAAGAACAACGAGATGGTCTTCGTGAAGAGTTCACCGACATGATTTATGGGGATGAATTCTTTTTGCCAGTCTTAGAGGGTGGTTTGACATTCAATAAAATGTCTTTGACACCTGAAGATATTGAACTTCTTGAAAACCGTCGATTCACAGTTGAAGAAATTTGTCGTTTCTATGGTGTCCCTAGTGTCCTGGTGAATGATACGAACGGATCGACGACATGGGGTAGCGGTATCACTGAGTTGGTGGATGCTTTCTATCGTTTTGGCCTCAGACATTATTTTGAGCGGATTGAAGAATCTATTCGTTTGAATCTAATTGAACGGGTGGATTGGGATAGGTTCGAATTTGAGTTCAAGATTAAGGATTTACTTAGAGCCTCAATTAAAGATCGTGTAGAGATCAACTCAAAACGAGTTAACAGTGGTCAGTCTACGATCAACGAAATTCGTCGTGAGGAAGGCGACCCAGTTAAAGAAAATGGTGATCAGTTGTTGGTTGCAGCGAATCTTGTGCCGTTGGATCGGCTGATTCAAACGCCACAGGGGAATGTTAATGAAACAAAGTAATCGTTTAAAAATGCGTGAAAAACCGCGTGTGGATCTGCCAGATGTGAAATGTCGTTTTTTACAATTGGCACCACAGGAAATGCGTATTGTTCCTGCTGAAGAGGGCAGTACTACTTTTCGCTTTGAAGGTTATGCCGTTAAGTGGGCTAGTATCAATTCACATCGTGAACAATGGGTGAAAGGTGCATTTGCTGACTTAGTGAATGCAGTGAAAGCGGGCGTTAAAGTCGTTCACATGTATTACAACCATGGATGGTGGAATTATCGCTATACCAATCCAGCCATGGCATTACGTATCGGTAAGTGGATCAGCATTGAAGAGGACGAAATTGGTCTGAAAGTGATTGGTGAACTGACACCAGGGCTTTGGCTTGCTGATCAAGTTCGCGCCATGCTTGAACACGGTACCATCGATGGCTTCTCGATTTCATTCTATGAACCAAATCCAATGGATATTGAAGAGGTTGTAGGCGAAAACTACATTCGAATTCATCGTGGTGATATTTACGAGATTTCGGCATGTGATGAGCCTTCAGATCGTGATGCCCGAACGACTGATGCTGAATTGAGTCGAGTGCAGTCCATGGATGATATGAAAGCATTACTCAAAGGGCGTGGATTTGGTGATGACGCAATTGGCGATTTAATCAATCGAATCCAAACGTTTACAAAACCAGTTGAACCACAAAATAAGGTCGAAAGCCCATTATCTTGGGTGAGTGAGCTTGCTTAAATCAAAATTTAAAACCATTTAATTTTTAAATATGAACCGCCTTTATAGGCGGTTTTCTTTTTGCAAAAAGGAAAAGTTATGAACGCGAAGTTAAACCATGGTGCAGCTGCCGTTGCTATTCAAATGCGTAATGCTCAAGGTGGTCAGCCTGCAAATTTGGATGAGTTATCTGTCCAATTGCGTACTCAAATCAGTGAATTAGATGCACTGATTAAGAAAAAACAAGATGCTTTAAAAGATGTTCCAGATAATTTAGCTGAAGAAATTAATAATCGTGCTAAACAAATCGAAGGCATTGCATCAGATATTGAACAAATCAAAAATGATCTGGTCAACCAAGCTAAAAATCTGCGTCAAGAAGATCAGGAAGATATTGCAGCCATTCTTATTCGTAACAAGGATGCTGTGGATCAGGCTTCGATCATGTATTCTCGTTCAAAATCAGTGTCTGATTCTGTCACGTTTGAAGGTATTAAAACGCGTAACATCATCACACTTGCTGGCATTTCAAATAAAGTTGGCAATGCCGCTGATGCAAAAGACATCACAGGTCGTACAGCTGCATATCGTCCATTAAATATCATTGATTTGATCAACTGGATTCCTGCTGATTCTGAAACGGCTTATTACTTGCGTGAAACGACTGCAAACTTCTTGGCGGGTATTATTCCTGAAGCTGAAGATAAGCCTGAATCTGAATTACAACTTGGTATGCTTCAATTAAGCGTAGGTACCATTGCTCACTTTGTACGTGTATCTAAGCAAGCGCTTAAAAATATGTCACAGCTTGCTGTGTATATCGAAACACGTTTGGCGTATGGCGTTCGCTTAAAGCTCGAATATTATGTTGTGAATGGTCATACACCAGCGCAAGGTCAGCAAAAAATCTTTAGCGGTTTATTAGAGCCATTGAACTATACAACTGTAGATGTTCACCACTCTGATACAGCAATCGATGTTTTAAACAAAGCGAAATACAAAGCAGCTGCAACTTATATTCAGCCTGACTGTATCATTTTGAACCCTGAAGATTGGGGACGCATCGAACGTATTAAAGGCACTGATGGTCATTACGTATTTGGCGCACCAGGTGCAGCAGTTCAGCCTGTAATTTGGGGTGTGCCGGTTATCTTTAGTGCAACGATGCCAGTTGGTAAATACTGGTGTGGTCCATTGAGCATGGCTTATGAAGGTTATTTAGACTCAGATGTTACTATCGTTGTCTCTACTGAAGATGGCAATAACGTGACTAAAAACTTAGTCACCATTCTTGCTGAAATGGATGGTTCAGGCGCAGTCGTATTGCCTGATGCATGTGTGGCAGGTCAATTGCCTGCAATTGGAAATGCACCAAATGCGCCAGTGGTGACAACCAATACAGATGCGAAACTTGAAGGTACAGCAACTGAAGGCAGTGTGGTTACGGTAACTGTTGACGGTGTGGCTGTGGGTGTTCAGCTCGTAGGTCAATCAGGTCAATTCAGCTTTGCACCGAACCCTGTCGATGAAGGTGATCAGGCTTTAGTCACAGCAACATTAGCTGGTTTGACTTCATCTGGCACTGTGGTTGTAGGTCCAGCACCTTAATTTGTATTCATGAAAAGCAGTCCTTCGGGGCTGCTTTTTTTAACTCTTTTCGTGTCGCAAAAAGGCTATTTTTATGAGTGATTTAATTGACCCCAACATTGTCAAAAAACAGTTACGTGTTCTACATGACCGTGATGATGATTACATCGGATTACTCACCAAAGCAGCTTTAAAACATATTCAAAATTTCTTAGATCGACCACTTGAAGAAGTGACGGTCAATGGTGAATTACATGAAGATTTGACCATTGCTGCCTTGTTGATCATCACTGATATGTATGAGAACCGAGCAGCTCAAACTGAAGTCAACTTATACGTCAATCAAGCAGTTGAAATGTACATGCTGCCATATCGGAAAATGGGGGTTTAAATGCCAAGCACATACTTAGAAACATTTCGATGTTCAAATGCTGATGTTTTAGCAGCTGCAGTTAATAAACATGCAGAACGTAAAGGCTTAGAGATTTTAAGCATTAGCGTAAATGTGGATGAAAAAGCCCGGTACCGTTATGAAGCTATTGTTCTTTTCAAAAAGCCTTTAGTCATCTCAATTGAACAAGCCAACGAACTTAAAGCAGCATTTGAGCCTGATCTAAATGATCAAGGATCTAAACCAACGATTATTCCTGGATGGTGATTTATGCAATCAGGAAGCTTAAACCAATACATTGAAGTCCAAAGTCAACGACCCGTTTTAAAAACCGATGGTAGTGGTGACCGTGAAACAGTATGGACCACCATCTTTCCTATTTATGGCCGTATTGCAGATGCTTCAGTTCGCGATTTTATTTCTGCACGTAAAGAACAAAAGGTTATAGCAACTCGCATTATGTTACGTCAGGATGATATTGAGCCG